ATGCAAAGTGGTGACAAATTGCATTGCTTGGTTGATAGTGGGAAACTCTACAGTACGCTCTACATTGTCCTGAACGTTAGTGAAGGTGACGGTGCGTGATTGAGTCATGAGAGTGTTAGTAACTGTGTGGGTGTTATGTGTTAATCAGAGATCAAACACATCACTATTCAATTGGACCATATTTACCTTAGGGTCGTTGAACTTAACCCCATCCTTTGTTTCACGCACTCCATACTCATTGTAGAGGGTATTTACAAGGGTTTCGTAATCACCACAGTCCATTGCTAGGTGATACAAACCTTCGTCATTGTTGATCGACAGAGCAACATTCCAGGTCTCGTAATTCTCCCAACCATTATACTCAGTAGAGAGTAGATTGCGTTGGTAAGTGGTAGTCATTTCAGGAAAAGTTTAAGGTGAAAAGTGTAACTCAGGCGACTGCAGATTGGTAGGTCCAGAAGAACTTATCCCACGCATAGTTGTCAGCAACGAAGGAATGAATGTTGCACTGATCGCATACCCAATCGTATGCAGTATCGCAATCGGCATTAGTATCAAGAACGAAGGATTGCAGACCTTCGATTGCACTCAGGAAAGCATCATCTTCCACAAGGGAGAGACGAACTTTGCCAGTGTACATATCTTTGAGGATGGTCATTGTGTTGAGTTTGGGAAGTCTTTCGGAGCGGTGTGCCCCTTACACTATAGGGACACTTTCAAGGCCCCAGAGTTACTAACACTCACCAGCGGTCAGGTGTACTTAAGTCCTCAACGTAAGCATCACAGTTCTCTGCAGGTTCCAACTTGAATAACTTCTCCCAATCAATCTGGTGTGGGTCGAAGTCAGGAAACGCGGTTACATCTAGTGTGATCCTATAACGTACCTTCTGTGCCGACTGATAAGCAACTGACATAAGTGCGCTCCTTTGGTGTTATGAGAGTATTGTAAGATGCCTGGGGGTTTATGTCAAGGTCTGTGGGGATATTTATTCGGGGTGGTGGATTTATGCGCGACGTCTGTGGGGATTTGATAACGCGGGGATGGGAGATTTTATGTGGGCGCGGTGACTTTATTCTTGACAAATTGCGGTTCTTAGTGTATGCTCGCTAAGAAGACAAGACCTCAGCACATTTATAAGCACACACTAAGTATAAAACAATATAACACAGTTATTATACTTCTTTGTTAATTACTTGCTACAATTTAATCACATTTTTTCTCCTTGTTAAAATACTTTTTCCACTATATACTTTCAGTGGTAAAACTACTCAAATGGAAGCAAGATTACTGAGACTTGAGAATACAAAACACCTAGGAGATTATCCTGGATATGGTGTAGACACTGAGGGTAATGTATGGTCCTTCAAATATAACAAACCAAGGATACTTTCTCCTGGATGGAAGAAGAAAAATCACGGATATAGGACGGTATTATTAACAGATAAGACTGGAAGAAAAAAGAACTTTTTAGTTCATAGATTAGTTGCTCTCGTATTCATCCCAACCGACGATATTACAATGGAAGTTAATCATAGAAACAGAAACAGTAGTGATAACAGACTGGAAAACTTGGAGTGGGTAAGTAAGAAGAAGAACATAGAACATAATGGCACTGTGAATGGATTTAGTGTAAATCACTTTGTATTAGCAAAGATGAAAGAAGTTCATTCAGCAAGTATAAGAAAAGGATTACCAGTTCCTAACTCTTATGAGTTTATGAATAGTATAATTGAAGGTGCATTGGAACAATACATCAATCAATACGGATTAAGAAAAGTGATGAATACTTTACCTCATCCATAAGCATAAAAAAAGAGGGGTTACATCCCCTCTCTACAGTATAATCAATCAATCCCTAATCGGTACTGGGCATAACGCTTTGCATCCTTTCTTGACTTGAATCGTGCTAACTCTCCATCAAATCTTAGCGGTTCATACTTATACCTTAACTTGTTCTTGTGTATAATCTTTCGACTATAAAAGTAAAGAGAGAAAGTACCTTCTGATGAATGTTCCTTCTCTTTGTTGATAATGAACGGAAGGCATTGAGTGAGAGGAGTGATCATTTGGAATTGGCAGATTCAGCGGTTGATTGTATCGTATAAACTGCTTTATTACCTAGATTTGCTAACCCATTGAACCCTACAGTAGAGAGTACAATACCAACAATAATACCTGTGATAAACTTACTCATAGATTGCACGGTTGATTGTTGGGATCTTCTTGAATGACTTCTTGAATTGTAATGACTTGATTTGTAGGAGTGAGATAGTCAGTACGAAGAAGATTAGGACCAATGATAGACTGACCGATGATAGTCGAAGACAGAGCGGTAGCGAATGTTGAAGAGATGAGAAGTTCAATCATTAGTGGTGAAAGTGATAGCGAACAATGATGGATGTGAACAGAATAAGATTAAACATGTTCGGCAGGACTTCCGCAGGATTTGTAAAACTCAATCATCCTATTTGCTTCATCAAGAGTAGAGAAACTTTGCGTTCTCCAGACTTGTTGATAAGGAGTGAAATAACGAATCGTGAACATCACTTAAGAGGAACAGAGTGAGAGTAAAGATAACCAGCAAGATTACCAAAGTTTTGTTTCCTTGCTTGGTATTCTGACCTTGCTATGATAGTTTTGATTTGATTAGTTCTTGAGTCTTTCCAGATGAACTTTTTGAATGTTTTTTGCATTGTATTATCAGTCGAGTTTGATACCATTACCGAAAGGAACAACGCAGTCGATTGTTGATACAAACCAGTTGAAGTTCTTTTGATACACATACTCTCCATTTCCGTGCTCAGAGAGAATAGCATTAAGACGCGATTTGGTGGTTGCAGTTTGATGTCCACCATCAAACAATTCCAACCAAGTATCACCTACCATTGCAATCAGATTGCTATACAGATAGACGAAACTTACACCTTCAATGTTGATCACTTCAGTGTTGTCTTTCTTCCAATCAGTCTCAGTGCTGATTGCACGATTCATTTGACGTTCGATTAGGCGGGTCATTTGTGGGAAGCGTTGTGGTTACACTATAGGGACACTTTCAAGGCCCCAGAGTTTCAGTTACGGAAGGCACCAAGGAGATTAAACTTAGTCCAAATCTCTTTGTATGCGATACGCTTACCGTTGATTTGGAAGGTATAACGAAGTGAACCTTTTACAGTCTTGGAAACTTTACAGGTTAGGCAGATTTCGCCATCTCGTGTACCATTCAGGTCATACTTTGCGAAGTAGTGATTGCAAACTCCAGGGAGGCGATAATCAACAAAACCGTTGAGTTGTTGATAGTGTTCGAGAGCAATCTGCTCGGAGAGTTTGATGGAATCGAGAAGGTCGTTGGTGTTCATACTATAGGTACACTTTCAAGGCCCCAGAGTTTCATTCAACATCAACCCACTCACCTTCTACAGTACAAAACTCAGATAAAAAGTAATCAACACTCACACCAAGTTCAGTTGCTTCAGAATTGAATTGATGGTATTGATCATGAGTGAGTATAAAGAAATCAGTTTCAATCATTGCTCAAAGTCCATTGATAAAGTCAGAAAGTGCTTGCTTATATTCACTTTCAGTTGCAAATGTGCGACCGTGAATGATACGCGGATAAGTGGGATTCAATTCACCTACTGATGCAACATTGCGACAGTCTTGTTCATCATAACCCATCTCAATCAGGGTTTCAACGTAGGGATTGTAGTTTGTCATTTGTTTGTTAATGAGTGGGAAATCAGTTGCCGAAAAATGCTTCGAACTCGTCTGCAATTTGATCAATCAACTCATCAGTTGCATCAAGATCAAACTGACAGCAAACAAAGTCTACACAGTCATTCAGATCAGTGTGATTGTTGCACATAAACTCCAGAAGTGTAGGAGTGATGTCGGTTTGGAAGTCGATTGGAGTAGTGTTCATACTATAGGGACACTTTCAAGGCCCCAGAGTTAGGAATGGAAATTATTTGCAATAGTTAGGATCTATCTGACAGATGCCATCTGCTTGCTGTTCTTGATACTCATTCACTGTGGCATGAGCACTCAAACCTAGGCGAAGTCCCAGTGCTAAAGTTGCAATCAGAAAAGCAATTCTCATTTCAGAATGTGACGATAATCAATGGATTTAATGCACCAACCAGTTGCACATGTGATCTCTTCGACTAGATCTTCTTCATCATCTGCTTCCCAGATTGTACCTAAGGTGTCATCAATGACAGTTTGGAAATAGTCATCTGTCTTCTCATAGGAAGCAGAATCATCAAAATCAAACTCAATTTCAGTAACTTGGAATTGCATAATCAGTTAAAGTAGAATGAATGAACGTCGGTTTCTTCGTCGTATTGAATAATGAAATCACCAATCTCTACATTATCACTTTCTTCAACAAGTTGGGCAAACTCAGTGACATTTGCGAATGGAAGTGAAGGAATGATACAATCACCATTCTCATCAAAAGAGTTAATGCAGTTACCGATGAACTTCATAATCAGGAAACAACAGAATAAAATGCTACACTTGAAGGAATACCAGATAATGCTAAAGAACTGTTGCGATCATCAGCATAATCTTGGGCAGCATCTTCAGTGTAGAAAGGTCCAATATACTCGGGAGAGTTGAGTGAAGGTGACTCGAATCGGACGGAGTAGGTTGTGCTCATACTATAGGGACACTTTCAAGGCCCCAGAGTTACTGTTATTTGAAAGTTCCATTCACTCCAATAACCTTTGCAGTTGGGTTTCTTGCAAGTGCAGTCACGCGGGCATCTTTGGGAGAGTTAGCATACACTTCCTCCTTAAAGACTTTGCCACCCACGTATAATTCAACGATGTACTTCATGATTCAATCGTCTCCAAAGTTTTTGACTAAAAAGTCTTCAAGTTGTGTGATTTGAGATTTATTCAAACTCTTAATATATTCGCCAATCACTACAGCAAGAAGAGCAGGACTTTCCATACACTTTTCATGTAGAAACTCCTCAAGTTCGGTTATCTTAGTCATACAGAGGGATTAACTGAGATTTCCTTAATGTTTAGACCACAGAGTTGATTATAGACCCGATTGAGTATCAGTTTGTCCGCAGTCTTTGCATTGGATTTCTCATACCAAACGGTCACACATCCATCGTTGGTTTCAACCATTACGCGATAGTTTTTCATCATTCTTGCCCAGGATAGTTGAAGAGTTTGTTAATCCTTTCTACTTCATTCTCAAAGAACTCCATCGCCTCTAAGGGTTCGATTTCATAAGTATCAGCAAGTTCATCAAGTTTCAACCTTAAATCATTCAACTCATAAAGTTGATTGATAATAAACAGGCGAACTTTATCCTTTTGTGATTGTTTCATAATCAGTTACGATTGAGGTGTTGAATAAGAAGAACTTGTGCTGCTCCTAAAGAGTAAGCAAGCAGCACCAGGATTCCAGTAATCATAATCAATCAAACAGAAAGTGAGCAGAAAGTTCCACACCAACCGCGAACCCATTTGAGAGTTTCTTGGTAAGATGTGCGAGGGTTGGACATCTCCATCGTCTTACCATTGCGGGGATTGTGTGCAACGGCGACGTAGGAATAACCTTTGTTCTCATCACCAGACTGCTCAATCCACATCTGGTTGACTTTACCTTCCTTCCAATCGGTGTGGTAGGAGTAGATTTCGGAAACGATGTTAGTGCTCATACTATAGAGACACTTTCAAGGCCCCAGAGTTACTGTTGCTTACCATTTACCTTGCTGAATGAGAATCTTTTTGATCTCCTGATAAATGAACTGACGAAGTTTAGAGTCGGTAGTGTTATCAAACGCATAATAAAGACGATTTAAGTATTCTGACTGTGTGGCACCTATGTTACCATCACCACCGATGTCATTGAGTGATGACCCCACAGAAACTTTATTGCGTCCGAAGTTACCAGACACACGCCCAGTTGTTCTCAGTTTAGGACGAATCTTTGAGAGATTAGAGTAAGTCATCGTGCAATAATGTCCAGAGTTTCTAACAGCATCATAGCAAGTTCCATTTGATTCTCATCATCAATCACAGGAATGTTTGACTGAACAAACTCACTTGCAAGTTGAGCAAAAAGTTCAGTCGTTCGCTCATCTGCAAACACGGATGTAGCAAACTCACTCTTGAAACCATTACACAAAAGTCGCAGAGATTTTGTTACAGTCAGGTCTTTAATTTCTTGTTGGTAGTCAGTCATTTTACAGCGTAAATTGTATCAATTTGGGTTTTAACTAGCAAACCAGATGCCTTTGCTTTGCGAACTGCCATCCTAACACTTGTTTGCTCTGCTTTAGTCTCTGCTCCTAATGTATCATATAGGTCATCATGAAGGCGAATAAACTTTGCACCTTTCTTGATGAGGGATTTGATAACCAAAGTTGCTGCAACATCAAACGCAGCAACGTAATCACCAGACTCAGAAGGTTTGAAGGAATACATAATCACTTAGCGTAAGTGTAACCAGCAGACCAATCAGCGTTCTCAAATAACCATTCACGATCTTTAATCAATCGCAGATCGTAGCGAACACCTTTGGCAGGAGATTTCCACGACTGCGATTTATACAGTTCGCCAGTGTTTTTATCAATGAAGCAATGAACACTGCGGTTGCTGCTACTATCAACCATAATGACTTTGTGATACTTTTTACCAGTTTCAATGACATAATCAATGTCACATTTACCAGACTTGAGTTCATCAATCTTCCGCTGATGATAGTCTTGAGTGACAGAATCATTCACGAACTTTTGATGACCGCGAATAGCATATTGACGATAATTGTCTTTCAGTGCTTCAATCAGTGCTAGAGTGTGCTTATACACATTCTCTGCAATGGTTTGTTGTGCTTGTGCTTGCATAACAGTTGTGCTCATACTATAAGGACACTTTGAAGGCCCCAGAGTTACATTCACCAATTCTTGGTTGCAGTAAAGTTTGCGTGAGAGAATACTTCACGATCCACTACTTTGAACGTCCCAAATTGATTGACGATGACATAACCTTCATGGAAGGATTGCGCATCCCACAGATAACATTCAATCTCATCCATTTCGTGAATGAACAGGAACAAATCATCTTTGATCGACTTCACCAGTTTCCACAAAGAGATGAGATACTTGTCACATTCACATTTTTCTGCAATTTCATCTTCATTCACGACCTTTTGCTCACGGATGCAGGCATTGATCTCTTTTTTGATTTGTGTTGCTTTCCGATCGCTTACAAACTCACACAGAGTGCTCATTTGCTTTGCAAACTTACACACATCCTCCAGATCCTCACGATAAGGGTTCAGCATCACAGAAGGTTGCACGAACAGGCAACGATTAGTGCCGAAGAGTTTGCTAGTCAGAGGAGCAGCAGAAACTTCACGCAGATCATTCCCACCACCATAGATTGTATGGGGAGCGATGATAATGTCCTGAGTGATTACCTGCGGGAAAACGTAAGTAATCGTGTTGGGGCGATAAGTATCAGAACCACCAAAACCCAGAAAATCACCTTGAATGATAGACTTTGTGCGAGGAAGGCAATCAAAAGCAGCATGAAGAATGTCTGCAACCTTACCTTCATGATTCGCATCAATTTCTTCATGAGAATGATTGATCTTGATTTTAACTTTGTTGAAGACACTTTTGGTCCCAACGAAGAACTTACCATTCGCAGGGTTGGTTCCCCAAACTAATGCTGGGGCACCGTCCATCTTTACACTGATGAAACTATCAGGTTCAGAGAACCAATCAAGTACAGATAGATCCCCAGTAAGGATGCTATCTTCAGGATGTTCCAGGTGAGTGTTCTTCATATTATAGGTACAGTTTCAAGGCCCCAGAGTTAGATCAAACCTCCATCAGTTTGGCAAGACGATTGCGAATGTCAAAGAGTTCCATTTGATCCATATCTACACTGTCCAGATCTACAGGAGCAAACTCTTCAAGATTTACACTACCATTTTCATAAATGGGAGCATAATACAACTCATCCCCATCTTCTTGAGACAGAGTATAAACACATCCGTGATCGGCAACAGTAAGGAAAATCATTGGAGTTTCAAGAACAAAAGTACAATAAAAGAGCACCTGCTAAATTGCAAGTGCTCATGTGACAGTTTATCAAGCGGAACGACGCTTGCGGGTTTTGGTAACAGTAGTAGGTACAACTTGAGGTTGTTCGACTACTTCAGTAGGAGAAAGTTGTGTTTTACCAAACTCAATTAGCGTATCAACAAACTTCAGGAATTGAAGCGTTGCAACACGAACTTTCTCACGACCATCATTCTCATTAAATGCACGAATCAGAAACTGACTGACTCCAACAACAATGGCACTGATGGTAGCAACGTTCTTAACAAGAGTATCAACGAACGTCCAGTAAAAAGTCATTTGGGAGTAGGTGACTACACTATAGAGACACTTTGAAGGCCCCAAAGTTAGCATCACACTGGAAGTTTACCCAATGACACACCTTTCTTATGATCTGTGATATATTTTCGTGCAGAACTTTCAGTCCTACACAGTTTCTCAAGTTGCTGCCCATTATGGATGATGAGATACTGATTCCCATAAGGAACTGCAGCATAGGTGTCTTTGAACATTGTGAATCCTTCTTTCATCAGTTATCAAATACAATGCGATTGGAATCGTCAGCATTATCGCCCGTTTTGATTTGGGGGAAATACTGATCCTTATCTACAGGAAGTTGCCAGTCATTAGCAACCATGTACAGTGCAACAGATTTCATAACCTGGCGAAGTTCTTCCCACTTCTTTTTCTGTGCTTCACGAGCAGTAATAACTACCTCATCAGAATCACTTCGGTTTTCAAAGTGCTGTACAACTTTCTGCACTTTTTGAGTTTCATGGAACTGTTTAAAGACAGAATAAATGCGGTCTTGAAAGTAATGAAATGGGAAACAATAATCTACTTCAAGTTCATCCAAACACTTTTCTTCCAACCATTCCTTACACTCATTATCTCTCCAAGAAATAGTCTTGGTAGGAACATCTTCTTCTTTGAGTACAATACGAACAACTTCATTCTTATCTTGAGTTGCCATATTAGGCGCAGATTCGTATACAAAATCCCGAATAGAACTTTCCTCTTTAGGAAGATCTTTTGATTGGATTAGAGTGCAGCAACTTACGACAAGATCTTCAATAGAGTGAGATTCTTGAGGAAGTCCATCATTCTCAAGTTGCAACCACACTTCTCGATTGTATGATGCGGAACGTCCTTCAGTTTCTACAAACCGAACAACATCAAACCATGCACCTTCGGTATATCCATTGAGTTTATCGGATTTGTATCGTGTAATGCCATTTTCTGCCCTATAGTTATAGGTCTTTCCACTTGTATCAGTAATGGCACAGAAACTTACGGCAGGCAGAGGACAATTTGGATCAATTCCCTGGGCCCGCGATGTAGCTAGTCCCTTGATGTTTTTCTTTGAAGAACCTTTCTTACGGGCAGGGTTATCTTCAGTTTCTCCCCAAAAAATGTCATCATATTTGATATATTGACGACTTTCGTGGATTACTCCAGTGCTTCCCTTAAAGACATAAGGAAAATCTTTTTTAGAAGCATTTTTGAGGTCGGCATAAGAAATGCGACCTTCAAGAGTTTCAGTCAAAATAGAGTTCATAGTTTTACCGCCTAACTTGCGGAGTAGAGTGAACAGGTTAAGTATAACATCTTGGGTAGGGATGTCAAGCCCCTGTGCTATACTTTCTAAAAAATCGTTGATTTGGTTGCGGCGGATGACCTATGACACCCTCCAGGTAGAATTGCAGAAAAATCAGGTTTTCGGTCCAGTGGTGGACTTGAGTCTACGGTGAGACTCACCGCCTCACCACCGATACGGCAGGTTCGCCCTTTTCAAAGATCGTATCTACCACCGCCTGCACACTGCGGGCAGTAGCAATACCAACCTTGGAGTACACTGGGATACAAACAAGACCGAACGATTTGCTATACTGACTGAGGTTGCCAGGTTCGATACGCCCATCGCGCATACCTTTGGCATCATCGTGATGCAGACGGATGCAACGTCCAATGGTCTGACTGATACCAATGAAGTCCATATTACGCAGGAAGAGTACCGCTTCCAGACCGCTGACGTTGATACCTTCAGCAAGGATGCTATGGTGTAGAACAACGAACTTCTTGTCGTTATCCTTACCCCAAGCAGATAGCGTGTCGAAGAATACCTCACGGTTCACTTTCTTGCCGTCGATAACAGCACCAGTCTTTGCCGTGATATACATCCAAGAGTAACCGCGAGACTCCAACTCAGAGCAGAAGTCAGTCTCAGAAACCAGAGACACGATTTGCTTGGTTGCCTTAGCACAGATCAGAATCTTGCCGACTTGATTGTCATCAATGGTTTCCAGAAGATTCTCAGCATCACGGTCGAAGTTGGTCTGCTTGCCCTTAACCATCTCCAGTTGCTTGACGATCACTTTAGGGGGAACAATGTATCCACCTTGAACCAACTCAGGAGCAGGAACTTTGCAGATCACCTGACCATAAACAGCAGCATCATTCATACCTGGTTTACCCACAGCAAGGGAATGTTTCGGCGTTGCAGTGAAGAAGTAGCAACGCTTTGCATTAGCAGCAAAGTGCTCAGTTGCAGGGAAAAAGTGACGCTGAACAGAGTTATGTGCTTCGTCGAAGTAGATTGTGTCCACATCAATCTCTGCCACTTGAAGACGCGACAGAGAGTTGTAGGTGGTTACAATCAGGCGATGATTGCCAGCATTTGCTTCAACCCAGTTGCGAATCTCACGCGGACGTGTGGAACTGAAGTGATGCGTTTCTCCACTGTGAACGTGCATCACTTCGACATTGGTGATAAACTCAAGAAACTCAGCAGAGAGTTGCTCAGCAAGCAAAATGCGAGGAGCAACAACAACAATGGTCTGGGTAGTTTGTGTCATCAGTTCTGTTGTTGAAGTTGAATCATTGCGTCTTGAATCATCATCAAAGTCTTACCGCCACCAGTAGGAACAATGATTTGACCTTTGGCGTGCTTTTGCATAGCAGCAACACCACGTTCTTGGTGAGGGCGGAGTTTGATTTGCATATGGTTGGTGCTCATATTATAGGGACAATTTCAAGGCCCCAGAGTTTAGTTCTGTTGCTCTTTGCAGTATTTCAGATCAGAGATCACACTCCGCATTGTAGCGAGACTGTATCCAGTTGCATACTCTGGTCTCTTCTCAGTTTCTTCAGAAGAATAATCTACATTATAGCACACTTCAACGCCATGCTCAAGACTCTTGAGCATACGCTCATAGAGATAATCAGGGATTTGGATGTAATTCATTGTTCTCAGTGGTTTGGTATCTAAAGACAAAAATAGCACCCTTACAGAGGACTGTGGAGGGTGCTGGTGGAGGTTAATCAACCCCCATAAACTTCTTCAGCGAGTGGAGTATCGCCAAACATTTCATTAAACAACCAATCTCCAGTGCGACCTTTATTGAGGTTGTCTTCACACTCTTTCAGGAAAGAAATCTCACGAGTCCAAAACTCTACAGATTTCTTTGCCTTCGCATACTCATTGCGAGCATCATAGAGTGCGCGTTGGATTTCGATTCGGTCCATTATGAAGGAAGTGCTTATACTATAGGGACACTTTCAAGGCCCCAGAGTTAGATTACTTAGGTCTGTAGTCGTGCTTAAGTTGAACTTGCTCTGGTTTCTTACCTTGCTTTTCTGCTTCAGATTGTCTTACAAGTGTTTCAAGTTTTCTATGACCTCTTCTTGTAATATCCTTTCTTTTCTCTCTTGACATACCAACAACAGGACGTTTTGGTTGATCAGAAGGTCTTAAATCTACTTCAGTTTTCTTCTTTGTAAGCAGTTTTGATGCTGTTTTCGCAACTTCTTTTGCCTTAGGTTTTGTTGTTGGGGCAGTTCCACCTGCTTTCTTTGCTGCTGCCCTTGCTTGTGCTGCTTTTTTTCTCTCTTCTTTTGCTGCTGCTAATTGTCTTTCTCTAGCAGAACCTCTTTCTTGTTCGGGTTGCTGTTGTCTTGTAGATGCAGCACGTTGTGTTCCAATATCTTTGCGTGGTTTATATTCTGTTGGTTTTCTTTCTTCTCCTGCTTTTGCTTGCTTCATTCTACGCATTTCAGGAGCAGATTTTTTGCGATTTTGTCCTATTTTCCCACCAGGAGCAGAAGGACCAGTTATTTGAGAACGTCCCTGAATCTCTGGATCATAAGTTGCTTCGGCAAGAATCATAAACTCCTGAAATGTCTTCATTGTTATCTAAACACTACTTTTTAGTATTTAGATCTCCTCTTCCTTTGCTTTGTAGGAACCTTTGAATACGCGACCTTCAGCATAGAATTGTTTTACACGTTCGCGGCGAGTAGCAAGAAGCAAATCGTATTCTTCCTGTTGTTGCTTTGTAAACATGAAATCTTGACGACGCCAAGTGTCCTTAAGATCGTTAATGTGGACGAGCACGTTGGGGATTTGTTCAGTCATTTGATAATAAAGGAAAAGTAGTCAGTGTGGGGAGTTTGGTGGACAGTTCGGAAACTGTCAGTAGTCAATGTTAGAGTTAAGATATTCGTTCATATTGAAGTTTTTTGTTTCTTCAACAAGTTCAGAAATGTCCTCTTCAATAAAGTCAAAGTTCTCAAGTTCTTCAATTTGAATGTCGTCGAACCAATCCATAGTGTGTGGGTGATTACATTATAGGTACACTTTTAAGGCCCCAGGGTTTTATCAAAGACCGTTTTTCATTTGTTTTTCATAATTTCTATGTGCTCTTTGTCGTGCAGTTTCTGCTTCCATAGGACTCTTTCCTGCTTTTGTTGCTGCTGCATGTGCTTCATCACCAGATGCTTTCTTTCTGGAAGCATGATCGGCAAAATGTTTTGCAACTTGATTTTGTCTTTCAGTATTGGTAATAACTTCCGCAGAACTTACTCTTTGTTTTACATTTCTTACCTTAGCACGACCACTTGATACATTTTCATCAACACTTTCTACAGATTTTTGAGGAACTTGCTCTGTCTGCAACTCTCTCTTGATTTCTTTCTTTAATGCTTCTCTTTCTTGTGCTGCTGCTTGTCTTTCTTTCTGTGCAGATTGATACGATGCAACTCTTTCTTTTTGTGCAGACATTTGCTTTAACTGTCTCTGACGAAGTTCCAGTCTTCTTTTAGCAATATCTTCGGTAAGTTGACTAAAGGTTTTCATCTTTACAGCACTTTTTGAGTATTTATTCAAACTCAAATGGTTTGTTTAGTTCTCTCCTTGGCGGAGGTTGATACTCTGGAAGCACAGAACTATCAATTACAACTTCAACTTTTTGTTGTTTATCTATTGGGAAATGATTAACTCGAATTACTCCATAGATGATGAAGAAGTTTGTGACAAGAATCTGAAGAGTGATGAGTAGGCGAATGAGTGCTACCCTATCTGCTTCCTTATCACATTTACTTGCCTTTTCTCCGAGCGCCTTACAAACAAGACGCCAAGCAGTTTTCTGTTTCTTCATAAATTGATTGACGAGACTTAATGTACTGTAGTTCTTTCCATTGATTATTATAACAAATCACAAGTAATCTTTCGTTTCTGTGAATGGGGCAACATTCAAGGTTTATTTCATCTTTTGGACGAACAATACGCTCGATAGTAATATATTCTTTATCCTTGAAATAAACCCACCCTTCCACACCTTTTGTCCAGACAACGTAGTCATTAACTTGTGGTTCGTAAGTCATACAAAGAACTGTTCTACTCCTTGATAATTTATCTTCATAGAAGTCCAGGGTCTTGTATCTTCAATTCTCACACGAGAACCGATGGTCTTACTGTTAATTGGGGCAAAGTATTCTCTGGTTTTGGATTTGTAAAACCCCCAGATGGTTCGGGTTGAGGCACCATTATTGTAATCAAACTTGCGATTACAACGCAACCAAATAGCGACCACACCACGCTTAAACTCTTCAAACTCATAACTGTAATCTTTTGGGGCTTTATGCGGAAACTCAGCAATCATAAAATCGGTCTTTAGAGATGTATTTGATTTGCTCTTGAAGTCTTAGGATTTCATGTTGTTGTTCAATAATCTTCTCTTGTAGATGATTGATACGTTCCTGGTATTGTTGTTTCAAATCAAACTCCAGGCGATTCATTGTGGTGTTAATCATCAGGTCGTAAAGGATTCAACTACAGTAGATTCTACATCTTCAGCAAGAGCATAAGTCCTTGAGTTAAGAATGTTTTCACGAAGAGTTGTATAATGCTGCTCATAGAAGTTTCCATTATCTTCAGCAGAAATCAAATCAAAACATTCGTCATCGTCTTCTGCAATTACATTCCAAAGACCACCATATTCACTGGAGGGAAAGGGAATGTAGTGATCAACGATATAAAGATATTTCATTGTTTCTTGAAAATTACTCCTTGATTTTAGAATTGATTGGTGTCTTTGTCAATAGAACTCAGCAAGATAATAATCTACTGGTATCTCCAAACGTGCGGCTTCACGTTCAATCTCTTCCCAAAACTCACGGGCAATCTTTTCACGTTCTGAGTTCATAATCAGTTCTCGGATGCGTTTCGGAATCATTTGTTTTTGTCTAGGTAATCAAAGTGTTTAGAAAATAATACAAAAAAGAACCATCCAAATGCTGCAGAAATGAGGAGAAAGTAAATCACCTGATCTGATTACTTGGAGGTTGTTTGAGGTTCTCTATTGCTTTTGCGCGATAGTATGAATCATAGAGTTTCTCATCACGTTGGATTAGAAACACATTCCATCCAATGATAGCAAGGAATCCCAATGCAAAAGTGATGACATACTTGCGGTTCACTTTGAAGATACTCCAGTAGGTTTGAAAATCAAATTAGCGAGGGCAATGATAGCAAAGTTCTGCCAGAAGGTTAAAGATACGTTAAACCAAGAAAGAATCAGTCCAAGCAACCATGCCTCAAAAAATAGACTTGCTGTTACAAGAACAACAGCAATAAAAAGAACACCAAAAGCAGTAGTAGTTTTCATAGTTTAATATTGTCCATTTACAGTTAGAAGGGTCCAGTCTTTGGAGTCATATTCCCCATCACCAAACATAATGTTCGATGCTTCCTCAAATCCATCAGCTTCAATCTCAATAGTTTCGTCTGCAGATTCATTCCAGAACTCATAAGTGTTCATACTGCAAGTGCTCCAGAGGGGATTTCAACAACTTCAGGAAGTTTGGAATCATCAAACTGATTCATATTATAACATACCCACTCACCATTGCGGAAGACATATGCAAACTCTTCGTTATTATCAGGAAGTAGAAACTCACACAGGTCCTGATCTAAACGAGGAGGAAGATCTTCGCCACGTTGAGAATAATACAGAGGACCTTGTGCGACAGTTTCATTATTGAAACCAGCATTAGTCCACGCAGAACTCATATCTCCACCATCAATCAGTTCTGCTGCTTTAGCACGAGTGTTGTAGTGAGTGGTGAGAATACGACCCAACCACTCAGGATAACCATCCCAGTGGTGATAGACAGACAGAACGCTACCGTTCTTCAGTTCGAGACCGATTCGTGCGCGGGTTGCCATTGAGTTGAGTGCTTACACTATAGGGACACTTTCAAGGCCCCAGAGTAAGTATCAACCACCCCTTTCCTTCAAACTTCGAACAAAGTATTCAGAGAACTTTTCCATTTTCTCGGGAACAAGTGCCTGAGGTCTTTGAGAAATAACCTTTCTAAGTGCATCCATCTCAAGCCATTCATCTTCTGTTAGATTCTCTTGTCCCCTTGATGGAAGAGTCATACTGTTGCTCCCGTGTTTATGTTCAAATCCTAACAGTATTTAATGTGGATGTGCGATTCCTTAATATTGTCTTTAGAGTGTTGCAACAAAACTTAATCATTAAAGAAAGATCCAAAAGAACCACTATCACCAGGTTTCCTACCTTCTAACTTATCAAGGATGGAATCAGTTGTTTGCAGTGATTCAATGCGACTAATCATATCAGCAATCACACTACAAACCATTGGTCTTTCTTGTCGTGCAGCATATGCAAGAGCATTACGCAAACTTGCTTCTGCTTCTTTCAAACTTGTTTCTACAGATTCACTTAGTGCCATTTACTTTCCTCAATTCAAAACTACCATCATTTCTATCAATCCATTCTACTTGATCGCCCTCTTTTAGATTTGCTGCTTCTAACAAATCATCTGGTAATTGAATAAAACACTCTCCAGTTAACCCATCAACTTCGACAGGTAGTTGCCACTTTACTACTTTATCTCTCGTGGGATAGATGTCTCCGTCTTCGCTTACAAATACTTCTTTATTATAATATTCTGCCTCTCTCAGATCATATTCCACAGTATTATTGCTCTCCCAAAAATCATTCCAAGCACCTTTACATTCGGGTGAAGGATCATCTTTATCACAACTCAGGATTTCATTTAGATAATCCTGATATTTGTTATTGTCAACTCCACTATTCAAAAGTGCAAGAAGTTCATATGCTTGAGACGTTTGGTGTTTGTAGATATAATAGTTTTCCTTCACTACACCAACAATGACATCATAGATTTCTTGAGGTGTTGTTTCACCACAAGACATTGCATCATGCAACCAATTTTCAAGGTTTTCGAGTGAATACTTTTTGTAATTAAAGTCAGTCATTTCTTGGTTTAGGTTTAGAGCAGTCGTGGCAGTAATAGGAGAAACCATCACGGAAGTATTTTACAACCTGGTAATGGTCTTTGTCAAGCGGTTTTTCAATTCCACACTTATCACATATCCTTGTCTTTTTTGATAGACTTTCGGATCTTTTTGAGTTCTTTAAGTTCAGCCTTAATATTTTTGTAAGCAGAGTCAGCATCAAGTTTTCCTCCCATCTCCAGTGCGATGATAATATCTACTCGCGTTCCAAAGTGTGCGAGTGCTCGTTCGAAAGAATCAAGTTCATACATCTTTCTTATTCCAACTTTCAAGAGTTAGAATATCTATACGTGCATCAACTGCATCAATACAATTAGAAAGTTCGTAGAAACAATTACTGTTCTCTACATTCTCTGCTTCAAGTGCTTCAATACGTTGCTGAAGTTCTTTTACAAGATCTTCTAATGTTGTAATCCTATCTTCAAGGGATTTGTTATTCAATCCCCACTTTTTATGAAACCAATAAGAGTCACTCATATTATACCTATTTCTTTAAGATATTGGCGATAACGCATAAATGATTGAAGACGAATGGGAACACCTAAACTTTCACAGCAGCGACAATAAGAAATAAACTCATACCAAGGAGCAGTTGGGTCAGTATCACTCATATCAATTCTTTCCAGAACTGTTCGCCTTTTTGAAGTGCTAATACCACAGTTGTATGTTCTCTTGCTTGTCTTTCTAAGTCTTTATCTGCAAAGTAAAGATTAGACCTTTCTACAGCACATCGAAACACATTAGCCCACATCTGTTGATTAGGTGTTAGACGCATTTTCATTGCTTAAGTCGGGATGTGGCGCATATAAAGGACCAGGATAATTTCCAGCAAACTTTGCAAGTTTTTGTACTGCTTCTACAGTTTCTGTAGTCTCTTCCCACTCCCAAGAGTTTCCATTTTTATCTACAAAATTGCGAATAGTCATAGTTTTCCTCCAACTTCTCCAGAATAACTCTTTTCAGGTGATTTGTCAAATTCACCTTCTTGCTTTGCTTTCAAATACCAACGAGTAGCAGTTACACATTGGTCTTCAGTTAATGAAGTAATAATACCTTTATCGTCTGGATAGTGTGACTGCCATAGTCCATACTTTTTCTGCTCCACATAGAAAGCATTATCGTCATAAAATTGTTTACTCATAATGACTTAGTTGCCGTTGTAGTTCTATTTTTACGCTAATCAAATGTCCATATAAAAACTTCTGATACTCATTATCTTTCAACAATTCTGTGAGATTATCAATTTGAATCATAGCAAGAATAAGTTTTGTTTGATCAGTCATTTTTATTCAGGTTTTCAATAGATTGCATAATCGCATTGATAAAGTCTTCTTCGGTCCAGGTGTTGAGAATACTTTCTGTAGGAGAAGTTTCATCCCAGGAGATAGTGAACGATCCGTCTTCATTTTCAGTTACCTGTATCATTTTTTGCGTTTTGTAGTGCGAGAAGTGTTTCTAGTGGAATCCACGCTGGGTTTTCGTTTGCGAACTGGACTTGCACCTCCGTCACTTTTTGGTTTAGACTTTTGTTCCACACTTCCCTTGTGTTTTTTACTGCGTACAACGGGTTCTCCATCACGATAATCAATTTTAATAGTTCTCTTATCCAGTTTATACCTTTCTAGATATTTTTGCAACTCATAATCATCCTTGAACCAGCAAATCCTTTTTTCATTTATATGTTCTAATCTTACACCAAAAGATTCATAAGGGAATAGTTCAACGTTGTCCTGTGATGTCTTCATAATCAATAAGTTTTCCCAGTTTGAAATGTAATTTTAATGCAGGCCAAGATTCCCAAGATTGATTCCAAGTAGCAGGATAAACCTCAACATAATCAGTCACATAACACGGTTCTACTTTACCGTGCTTTCCCGTTGGAATCCACTCAAAATTCAAAAATGTTTTTTTAGGATCGTATCGTTCGTCATCTTCTCCAATTTCTACAAAATCGTGAGTTTCTCTATAAGTTAATTCATACAGACAACCATCAGTGGAAATCCAATAACGAGTCATTGCACAAGCAAGACCTTTGGTTTGCATTTCAACATTGGTGAAATGTTCTCCTAAGTCATAAGAAGAACGGATATGGTCAAACATCCCCATTAGTCTTCCTCCTCTAAGTCACCATCGAGGTCATTCAGTTCCTTCATAACATCTTCCATAGGATATGTTTTAACTTCACCACTTTCAATTTGTGCTACTTGAACTAACAATCCCTCAAGAAATTCTTTAGGCAATGTATCGTCATCACCAAGAGTTCCCCAGAACCAATTAACACATTCCTCATAAGGATCATCATACCACATTAGTGCATAATCGTTATAATTACCAGTCATTAGATCTTTCCAGATACGAAAAGATCCACGAATATTTTGCCATCCCATCATCCAACAATGACCGATCCAATATTCCCACCAGTTTAATGTAGTTTTTGTTGGTTTCTTAGACATAATGAGGTTTCTCTGTATCAAACTGGTAGAACTTAACGTCTTTCATATCTAGACACATACGGATTGTAGTATGTTCTCTGTGCTCTCTCGGTGTTCCTTTATACAACCAGCGTCTTTGATAGGCACATTTCCAAACACCGAAAAAAATTTTAGATTTTTCAGTCATTTGGGACAATATAAAAAATATTTGTATTCTGCAACCTGATGTGGGGCATATCTTACCACATCACACTCTTTGTACTTATCAACCACTTCAAATGAGGGTTCCAATGGTTTACCACCTGAGGCAAAATGAGCAAGTATAATCAGAATAACAATGAATACAGCAGAGGCACCAGCAAATACACCAACACCACGGAGCAACTCTTTGAGAGCATACTTATCTTCAGGTGTCATCATTATCATCCCAAGGTGCTTTTCTAGACATAAGTTCTTTAATTCTTTCCGCCACAGCAGGATTTGGTGGTTCATTGATTCTTCGCACAAGTTCATCATAATCCTCTACTGATAGAGTAATCTTTGGTAGTTCTTGTGATAATCTCAACTTGCGTTCAGGACTGATAGTGAGATTGTATGGATCATCATAAGGATAGATATATTCTTGCATCCAACCGATACTTAAAGATTCCCAAAACTCATCATATCCCCACTCATCACCATCATTATAACAGTCAAGAATATACAAGACATTACGAAAACCATCAAGGAAGAGTTCCCATTTTGTTGGTTCTTTAAATCTCACGGTGCCTCTTGACTCCAATAATAACGTAGTTTATCACCATCTGCAGAAATGTTCAAGTGATAGATTTTATTGCTTTGAGTATACACACCAATCCATAGTGTACGTTCATTCATACTTTCAAGATGGAACATATCCAAATCTTTGAGTACAATCTCATCGGGGTTCTTTTGGGTCTTGTTCATTTTGCCTCATAAAATCTACCATCAGGTCTACAAGAGTAATCAAGACTTTCCCAGCATTTAGCACGTAGCATATCACAAAATCTTTGCTCATTACCAGTTACAAGGTTCTCAGAAGTATTTGGTGACGAACAAGTATCGTGTCTGTTTCCCATTCCAAATAGATGAGACAACCAATCTTTACGATAATACTTACAATCCTTACAGAGTTTTTTAGTCATCTCTCAAACTATCCAATACTTTAAGAATAAAAGCAATAGAGTTTGCATACTCTCTTCCATCTTGCCCACCCATCACAATGTAAGCGATCTCTTTTTCGGCAAGTTCAATACGCTCATTTCGTGTGAGTTCTTGTAGTGTGGGACGATACCAATTACCATCAGCGTCTTGTTTGAAACCAGCATTGAGTTTCTCACGTTTCTCTGCTTCCTCAAACATCGCATCTGGGTATGGTTGTGGATTATTGAAAGCATCTACGATTTTATTGAAATCTTCATCAGATACTTTTGCTTCAATAGGTTTGTTCATAAGTTTCCTCAGTTTTTCTTTGCCGTATTCAGTAAGTTCAAACTTTTTATTTCTCAAGTCATTCACTTCTTCTTGAGTGAGATTAACCCAAG